TTTTATATTTTACTGCTCTAAACTCAGCAACTCTATTAAACTCAGCTTCAATATTATGATATATTTCTTTTGCTATTCCTGTTAAATTATCATAAGTAGTAGTAAAAGTATTTTCAATTTTTTCTTTAAATTCAATTTTTAAGGGAGCAATATGTAAATCATAAAGCTTCTTATTTTTTTGCTCTTTAGTAAATGTTGATTTTAATTCCTTTTGCTCATCAGTAGTTAAGCCATGACTTTTAAATACACATACACTACCATAGTATAATTCAACACCGTCTAAATCTATACAATAAGTTCCTTTTAATTCTGTTTTACCACAGCAATCGCATTCGTTAATTGAATCTGTGTATCCGATAATTGTTTTCATTTGTGATTGTTTTTAGTTTGTTTGTTGGGTCAAATATACACTTATTTATTTAATTGCAAACAAATAATTAATTATTTTTTTAATGATTTCCAAATTATTGCAGCAATCAAAATAAGGAATGATAAAATATAGGCGCAAATACCACTAAAATAAAAAAAGTCAGCGCACCACCTTTCTTTACAAGGTAAAGTTTTAGTTACTTTTTTTAACCTTTCAATCTCCCTGGTCTTTTCTCTAATCTCAAATTTTAGCTGTTCAATTCCAACTTTAGAATCAACAATTATTTTATTTCCTTCTACCTTCCCACTAATTGAAGTTTTTCTTCCTTCGCGTTTATAGATTTCTTTTATTGGTGGAATAGATCCATCTGGACAAGGTCCAACAACATATTCTATTCGTGCTGAATCTTCAGGAACGTTTAAAACGCTATCTCTAAAGGTCCAATATTCTTTATATATAGTAGAATCCACACGTTCTTCTTTTACAGCACATGTAGCGCAAATCTTCGCACGTTTTTTTTCAGTAACACATCCATACATTAATAATGTAGTTACCAGGATAAAAAATATTTTTTTCATTATTTTAATTATTTGTTTGCAAATATATAAAAAACATTTACATTTGCCTAAATTAAAAACCAATCAAAATGAAAATAGACTTAACTATTGTGGTCAATGACTGCGAAATTGAAGTTATAGGCGATTACAACAAAGAAGATGGGCTAACTATTTATAGTGCCACAGGCTGCGTGTACGCTTGCTCACAGAATAATGTAACAGCTGATGCAATATTAGACGCTGTATTTGATAAACTAACTGATTATTAAATTTTAAAACCATGATACAAGGAGAAATCAAAACAATTCCAAATTCAGCAAAAAAACACATGGCTGAATCTGATACTTACGAAGCAATTTATTTAGTAAAAAATAATGAAGCTGACTTTTATTTATTTACTGAAGTTGAACTTCGCAAAGGATTGCAAAGAGCAAGATTACAACCTGAAGAAGAAGCGCAAAATCCAATGTCAACGGATTTAACTGGAGCTTATTACGGGCTATGTATAATTTTTGGAATTGTTTTAGGTGTAATGTTGTTTTAGATGATACGATGCACCTGGTCTGAACAAGAAGTGGAAATAATGGTAAATAATTACCCACATATCTCCACAAAAGATGTTGCAGCCATGTTAGGTAAAACAGTCAAACAATGCTATTGCAAAGCAAATTTATTAAAGCTGCATAAAACATCAGATTACCTTGCAACAGAATCTAGTGGCCGATTAAAGACTGGCAATTTTGGTACATTTTTTCCAAAGGGAAATATACCTTGGAACAAAGGAATGAAAGGTTTACAAATTGGTGGGGAAATTACTCAATTTAAAAAGGGAAGCATTCCAGCTAATCATAAACCAATAGGTTCAACAAGAATTGATGAAGAAGGATATACTTACATTAAGATTGCTGAACCTAGAAAGTGGGCTTTACTTCATAGGCACATTTTTGAACAAGAACACGGCAAAATAGAGAGAAATGAAGTAGTTGTTTTTAAGGACAAAAACAGGAGCAACTTCGACATTAACAACCTAGAAAAAATCAGCATGACTGAAAATATGGAACGCAATCGCATTACGAAATACCCTAAAGAAATTCAAGAAACAATTAAAGCATTAAATAAATTATGGCACGAAATAAAATAGAAGATTTGAGAGATCACCTTTTTGAAACAATTGAAATGATAAAAGAAGGTGATATGGAACTGGACAAGGCAAAAGCAATAGCAGAACTTGCACAGGTAATTGTAAATTCAGCTAAAATAGAAGTTGATTTTATGAAAATTGTACATGGAAATGGAAGTGGATTTATTCCATTGGATAAACGACAAATTGAAGCATGACAATTTCCAGCATAACATTAAAAGTTGCATTAGAAATTGGAGTAGCTGAAATATGCAATAAGATTGAAAAGTTTAGCAAAGAAGCGCACGAAAATAATTATACGAGCTTCACGCACTACAACTTTTTTTACACCTATCCGCAAGTTGAATTTCACCAGGTGAATACTAAATGCCATTGGTGCGGAGAAATGCCCGAAAGAAACTATGCAGGAATTGGTACAATTAATATTTTGAACAATGGCATTTGCAATGATTTAATTATATCAAAAAAGGAGTACATTAAAAATACTCCCCGCCTTAGTCAAATGATTTTACTTTGTGATAAGCACGTAAGTAGCTATTATAAATGGACACCAAACAAACAAAAGAAAGAACTTTTACAATTAACACTTTTTTAAAATGAAAAGAAACCTATTTATACTAATACTTGCAATACCATTTGCAATTCAATCATTTTACAAATGGTTTAAAGTTTCTGCAAGGAACTTTCCAGAAATAATTACAATTCCATTAGCAGTTTTAATGTTATGTATTTACCCTATTTTTATGGAAATATTCGGCATTAATGCACTATTTGCCGAATTTCACAATGATCCATCCGAACCTAATCGCAGCCTAAAAGCATTTGAAATAATGTTAGTTGCAATGATTTACGTATTTTTGGCTAATGCAGCATCTTACGCAGCTATAAAATATAATAGGAGGGACTTATGGGAATTTTACACAATGGGTATGACACGCGATTTCGATTTAGACTACAAAGAATTAAGATTTTATTGGGCTTGTTATTTCTTTGGAATTTTGGCAGCAATATTCTTATCTCACAGTCTAATTCTAATTTAATTTACCCTCAATTTAAAACAGAACATGTACTTACCGAATGCTTCATTAATCAATCGTTATACTATGTCGGAACAGTTGAAAAGCCAAAAGGATCTAATTGGGGACGGGAAGTTCAAGAAATGCTATCCAGTGTTGGCATATCTTTTCCGTCTCCTTGGTGCGCTGCTTACGTTGGTATTGTTTGTCGCAATAGCTGTATTAGTTACCCTTATAGTGGGTTTGTTCCTATGTGGTCACGTGGTGTTTGGACGGAAAAAGTTGTGTTCGACAAAAGAAAAGCAGGCCGTTCCATTTTGCAAACAGAGGTCCGAAGGGGAGACATCGCTACTATTTATTTTCCTAATCTTCGCAGGGATGCACATATATTCATCATTCTTGGTGTTACGGAAAAGGGAAATCTTATCACAATCGAAGGAAATACTAATCCAGGAGGATCACGGGACGGATACGGAGTATTTGTACGAGTAAGGGAACTTTGGCAGGTAAGTAAAATAATAAGATTAATCGAAAACTAAACTAAAAACTATGTACACAATTGAACAAATGATGTTGGCTTATGATGCTGGCAAAGAAAAAAAAGATTTCAAAGAATTGATTTCTGAAATAGATTTAAAAACAAGATGCGCGGCCTGTTATAAACAAGTTGAAACTCATCCACTATGCATTAATTGCGTAACACAAATGATTGAAAATGATTATTGATATGGAAAAGCAAACAGCAGTAGAATGGTTGCAAGAAGCCATTACAAAAAAGTTAACTAGCGAACTTGGTCCATACTTTTTAGAATTGTTTGATAATGCCAAAGCAATTGAAAAGGAGCAAATTGAAAAATCATTTCAAGATGGAATGGATAAAGGTTATTATGTAGGAGGAGGCAAAAGATGACAAACCAAACAGCAGTTGAATTTCTGATTGATGAAATTAGAAACCAAATAAAAGTACATGGTAAATTAAATGCAATAACTTTATCAAAGCTAAAAATGCAAGCCAAAGAAAAGGAAAAGCAGCAGATTTCTGAAGCTTACAGAATAGGAGTTGAAGAAGATGTTTACAATAATCCTTTAAGAACTGGCGAAATGTATTACAATCAAACATTTAAATAACATGCAAAACGAACATTTAAACATGACAAAAGTAATTTTAACCGCTATTCTAACGCTTATTGCGATTGTAGCATTCACACAACCTTGTTTACAAAAATGCGTAAATGATGGTGGTGGATTTACCGCTCAAAACCTTGCAACAGGCGCACCATTTGATGCTACAACCCATACAATTGTTTGGGCTTCTAACGTGGCAAATGCATTTGTTGGTCAAGGAACAAACCAAATCACCTGGGCTTTAATTTCTGCAACAGCTGGAAACTTTACTGGTAGTTATACGGTAACAAATAACTTGTCAGGATGCGATACAACTATTAACTTTTGTATTGATGTAATTTTACCAGTACAACCAACATTGGATTTAACTGATATTTGTTTCAGCAATTCTAGTGGTGTTCCAATTGGTGTTGGTGTTCCCGCTGGGGGAACTTATACAGACGGCCTTGGAAACGTAATTACAACCATTACACCTTCAATGGTAGGACAAACTATTACTTACACTACAACAGGTGCAAATGGATGTGCTGGAAGCACAACAGACATTGTTGTGGGCTTACCAAGTCCTAATGGTGGTATTTTAGGATTCTAGGAACCATGCAAAAACTAATCACACTTTTATTGCTTTGGACAAATTTTGTCCATTCACAAAATCAAAATTGGACCTTTGGAAAGAACATAAAGTTTTCCGCTCCAATAACAACTACTACAAGCACGGTTAACCACAATGAAGGTACAAGTTGTTTATCCGACAATACAGGTCAAATACAAGCTTACAGCGATGGAATAAACGTTTATAATCGCAATGATCTTGTAATGTCAAATGGTGCTGGGTTAACTGGAAGCAATTCAACTGCACAATCTGCATTAATTGTGGAGCAACCAAACACGCCAAATACCCTTTACATATTTACTTTGGGTAATTCAGGACTTACTCCACTTTATTATTCAGTAATAGACATGTCACTTAATGCGGGACTTGGTGATGTTACTGCTGCAAAAAATGTGGTGCTAAATGCTGCGTTTAACATGCGGGAATGTTTGTCAGCTGTTACAACATGCAGTCAAGACACAGTATGGATAGTTACAAAACGTTGGCAATCTGCAAATTTTTACTCTTATCCTTTAACTGCAAGTGGTGTTGGTGCTGCTGTAATTTCAAGTGCTGGTTATGCTGGAGGAATTACTCCAATAGATGCAATTGGAACGCTTAATTTTCATCCAGATGGGAATCGTTTAAGTGTTGTTTATTATGGAAATGGACGTGTTGAAACTTACGGATTTAATAAAGTTACGGGTGGTGTTCAATTAATTGCTACCTATTTTGTTGGTGGTGCTTATGATACAAAATGGGCTGAGAATTATTTATATGTTTTTCCAAATGGTGGTCAAGTAAGGCAATTTGATGTATGTTCTGGAGCAAGTATTCAAGTTGGAAATACACCAGAAGTAGTTGCTGCAATGGGGACTGCATGGTATGGAAATGATGGAAGGATTTATATTTCACGTGGCAATTATCAATTTTTAGCACGTATAAATAATCCTTTAGTTGGTGGTGTAGGATGTAATTTTGTTGCAAATGCTGTAAGCTTACCAAGGAATCCAATGTTTGGTCTGCAAAATATAAGCATGCCTTACACGCGTCCAGCAATGTTGCCGTTTACTTATATTGCTTCATGTGGTTTGGCTGCATTAAACGCGATTCCTCGCAGTTGTTTTGAAGCTTGCACTTACAGATGGTCAGGTAGTTTTGGTGTGGCTAATGGTATTAATGCAGTTGTTAATTTGCCAAACGGAATACATAATGTAACTTTGTCAAGAATTTGCGATTGCGAAACAACAACACGTGTTCAATCTGTAAATGTTAGTGGTGGATTATTAGCAAGTATAATTGGATTTTAAATGGATACCTTACAAGAATTAGAAGCAAGAATAAAGGATTTAGAAAAGCGCAACATTGAAAACGCTGCGAAACTTGGTGAAGCAATTGGAGCTTTAAAAGGTATTTTGCACAATGATATTGACCAGGAGTTAAAAGATAAGATTAATGCATTAAATATCATGCAAAAAGACACTTTTTCAAACGAATAAATGATAAATCATACATTATATGAAAGGAATATTAGAATATAATTTACCAGAAGAAAATGAAGAATTTCAAACTGCTATAAATGGAAGTAAGTATAAATTACTTATTTGGGACTTAGACCAGTATTTAAGAGGGGAAATAAAATACAATAGTAAATTATCACATGACACGGAAACTGCATTTCAATTAATTAGAGATAAGATAAGTCAGGAATTAATTGATAATAACATAAGTATCGAGTAGTCAAATTTTTACATACATTTGTAAAAACCTAAACAATTGATTATGAATTATGCAGAAATCGTAAGACAAAAGATAAGTGAAGGATTTACAACTTGTAAGGAAATTGCCCATTCAATTGGAATGGATTATAATAGTAAGAGTTATCCAGCATTAAAATCAGCATTTGGCAGGTTTAAAAATGGTGAACAATTAAAAGAAAAGGTAGAAAAACCTGTTGAGGTTCCAAAAACAACATCAGAACTTATTGCAATTGACTTTCATAAACGTGCGGAATCTGCAAAAGTCAAAGAATTAAATGCAAAATATAATCATTTATTAGCGGAATATGAAAACTCTGAAAAACGTTTTGACGCGCTAATAAATATAAAGCAACCTGTAAATATTACCACAATTGAACCAATACTTTCTGAAAGTAAAAATGAAGCAATTCCAATAGTTCAGTTAAGTGATTGCCATTTTGAAGAATCAGTTGACGGAAATACAATTAATGGTTTAAATGATTATAATTTAGAAATTGCCACGGTCCGTTGGAATAAGATTATTCAGAATTCCCTTAAAATGATTTACCATGAGCGCAATAATTCTGATATAAAACAAATGGTCCTTTGGTTAGGTGGTGATTTTATAACAGGAAACATTCATACGGAATTAAGGGAATCAAATTTATTATCACCAACACAGGCCACAAGGTTTTCAAAGGAAAAAATAATTACAGCAATTAATTTTTATCTAGAACATGGTAAATTTGATAAGATAATTATTCCGTGCAATTATGGAAACCATGGAAGGACCGAAAAGGAAAAGTTTGTTTCAACTGGATACCGTAACTCTTACGAATGGATGATGTACAATGACATTGCAGACTACTTTTCAAACAATAAAAAAATAGAATTTGTCATTGCTAATGGAATTTATGTTTATCTTGATGTAATGGGTTATATGAATCGTTTTTTCCATGGTGATTACATAAGATACCAAGGGGGAATTGGAGGGCTTACAGTACCTCTAATTAAGTCTATTCAGAGAATGAACCAACAACAAGTTGCAGATTATAATTTTATGGGACATTACCACCAAAGATGGCAAGCTACCAAAGATTGTTTTGTGAATGGTAGTTTAATTGGATACAATGCTTACGCTCAATCAATAGGTGCATCACCTGAAGAACCACAACAAGGTTTGAATATCTTGAATAAAAAATACGGAATGGTAAGTTCAATGTCAATTTATTGTAGATGAAAAAGCAATATGAAGTTTGGTTTGAGGTGTACGGTAAAAAAATGAAAACAACCGTACTTGCAAAGCATGAAATTGAAGCAAAGGAATTAATAAGAAAGCAAATTATATTTTACAAAGTTGAAGAATCAAAACCAACTGATCCAGGTGTGGATTTTTTGAAGGGAATCTTTGGAATTAAATGAAACATATTGTGTTATACAATTTGTGTAATTTTGTAAAATGAGATTTATTTTACTATTCAGTATAATACCATTAGGTATAATTGCACAATATAATTATTGTGATAAGGATTTAGAAATAAAGCTCACAACACAACCTAATTTAAGTTACAATTGGAATGTGGATGGATACATCACCACAGAACAAGATGCAACATTGAATATAAATCGTATTGGGACGTTCCAAATCGTATTAGAAATCACTAATGAATTTGGCTGCACATCAATTGACAAAGTTTTAGTAAACGTGGACGAATGCAAAGAATGGACATACTACGCTCCAAATGCTTTTGTTCCAGATGGTGAAAATAAAACATGGATTCCTGTGGGCGAAAATATTACAATTGATTTAATTACAATTTACACCCGGGAAGGACAAATAATATTTGAAGGTGTGTCAGAATGGGACGGTAAAAATTATCCAGGTGGAGTTTACGTTTACACCTGTGATTACACAACTATTTTAGGGACCAAGTATAGAGATTTAGGACGCGTAACTTTAGTGCGTTAAAGGTCGTTTCTTTTTTTAAATTCATACGTTTCTTGCTCCATTTCAATTTCTTTTAACCTTGCTTCTCTTGCCTTTCTTTTGTCCTCTCTTATTGCAAAATAAATTCTTATTACAATAAATAAACTCAAAATTATTGATGCTGATATTTTGGTAAAAAATTCAATATCTGTTTTATTTAATATCCAAAAATTAGTTACACCAAGAATAGAACCTATTGATAAATCAACCTCAACATGATCATTTATAAAAGCTGCTATTTGATAATATACTTTTGTCATAATAGTTCAATTACAAAAGTTGCAGTAATGTCGTAGATATTGCTTACTTCTCCTCCATAGTTTTGCAAATAAATTTTAACTGTTCCACTATTTCCATATACACAATTAGAAAATACTGGAGTTGCTGTTCCAATTGGTATTGTTGAAAACATTATTGACGCGCTACCAGAGGCCGATACAGCTACATATCCAACAGGCAATGTAATATCAATAGTGGCTCCACTATCAGCATTAAAATCAATATCAAGAGATTGAAAATAAACTCCTAAAGTCATTGATTTACCACTTACAAAATATTGCCCATAGCTACCACCTGGTGAAATTATATTAGCACTAAGAACTGCATCATCTATTGGGTAAAAAATTCCGCTTGTTCCTGTATCAGGTTGAGGTAAATTATCAAGTTCTGTTTTTTTAGTTACACCATCTTGAACTAACACTATTAATTCAGTTCCTGTTAGCGGCAAATTTGCTGCACTTAATCCAGATATTGGTTCGTCTTGCATGATTATATAATTATTTTAAATCCGTTTTCTTGTAATAAATAAAATCCATTTTCTTGTAGTAAATAACTATAAGAAGTTCCAATAGGAGGTTGTATATAATTATTTGTAGTATTTAACCCGCCTAAAATTGCACCTGTTGCCGCGTCCCAAATAAATTGAAATTGCAAATTTTGCAAGTTTGAAGGTTCGTTAATTGTTACATCAATATTTAATTTATCGTCTGAAATTACGCGCACGGTAACATTTACCACGGCAAAATCTTCCATAAATCTAAGGTCTGCACGTACTAAATTTTCAATTAATATTCTTCCCTCTGATGTAATTGGTGTGTTAATTAAACCGCGTTCTGTAAGTGAATTAAATTGTGATGCTGGATCAATTAAAAATGAGTTACCCCAAAAATCAAAACGTTGTTCATCAGATTCACCAACTTGTGATGTTGACTGTTCGACATTTCCTCCAAACATTCCCAAATATGGCATGTTTTCAAAACTATATACGGATTCTAAATCGTTACCCAACACGTTAATGTCTCCTCCGTTTCCTGTTTCGTATATTTTAATGTCCCGTGTCATTATAATGCAAGTATGTAATTAACCGCCTCTGTTGAGTTTTCGAAAGTTAAGTCATTAATTGTGTATTTTAAAACACTAATTAATAATATACCATCAATTGTTTCAAGATGAAAAGTAAATATATCTACAACCTCGCAATATTGCCCTGCTTCTACGTTTATGTTTATCATAGTTTTATGATTTGAAAGTTAGTCATAACAGTAGAATCTCCATTAGCTCCATTCTGAATTGCAAAGATAATATATTGGTTGACTGTCCAATCAATATTAGAATTTGTTAATGCAGTTGTTGCCGTTTGTGGGTCTTGGTACAATCCTGAAGCGGTTGCTGTTTGTGTTTGCGTAACTGTTGCCGATTTAATAACCGCACTTTTATCAATTGCAAAATTTAACTGTGAATTAGTTGCCGTTACTGTTGTTGAAATTAATGTTGCGGCAGGTACTGTCAATGAATCCGCAGTATTTACATACACTCTTAATGTCATTAGCCCTGCTGTTCCTA